GAGCGACAGCTCGCGGCATTGCAAATGTCGACCGACGTGCTGGATCAGGTCCGTCGAGCGCGAGAGCGTGTCGTCCTGGTCACCGATTTTCTCGACAATCTCAGGGCCTTCACGGCCCACTCTCCGGCGGCATTCACCGCTGAGGCACTGCATTCCATCGTGACGGAAGCGGTGGATCTCGCTCTCGGTCACCTGGCGAGGCCGAACCAGCCGATTGATGTCCGGCAGTCCGTGAGCCGGGCCCTGAAGATCGATGCCGACCGCTCTCGCCTGCTACAGGCGCTGATCAACATCGTCGCCAACGCGATCGAGGCCTGCGTTCAGGTGGGACGGGAAGCGATCCTGACGATCTCGGCCGCTGCCGAGGGCGAGTCGCATGTGCGGATCACGATCGGGGATAATGGCTGCGGTATGAGCGAGGAGGCCCTGCGCGACTGCGTCATGCTGTACAGCTCCGGCAAGCCCGGAGGCATGGGCTTCGGCCTGCCGTTGGCGAAGAAGATCATCGAGGTCGATCACCGAGGCACCCTGTCGATCGACAGCCGCTTTGGGGAGGGCACTGTCGTCACGCTGGTGCTGCCGGTCGAGCAGGCAGCTTGCGAGGAATAGGCATCATGGATGCAGGTCACACCGCTCTCATTGTCGAGGACGAACCGGACATGGCTGCCGAGGTCGCCGACCTGGTGCGATCTTTTGGTCACGGCCATATCCATGTCGAGACCTTGGCCGATGCGAGGGCGCGCCTTGATCAGGGCGGCTTCTGCTACGTTCTGCTCGACCTGCAGATCAAGACCGACAGCCAGTCGATCAAGCCTCGCGTCGAGTCCGGCATGGCGTTCCTGCGAGAGGTGCGCCAGCGATATCCACTGCGTGGTGCGCAGGGAACGCACCTGATGCCTGTGATCGTCATCAGTGGACATGGCAAGGAGCAATTCAACATCATCGGAGCGTACAGGCACGGCATCGACGAGTTTATCGTGAAGCCGCTCGGCACGTACGGTCAGGACGTGATCGGCCTGATCGGGCAGACCTTGGAGAAGGCGGGCCGCGCCGACCACATGCAGTGCGAGGCGCGTACTCACGAGGCGGCTGGGCAACTCGTACGACAAGCACCGCCGGGACGCTTCTGGCATTCACAGGACTACTCGCAGGTATCGTTGAACGGCGAGCCTTACCTGTTCACGGGCGAGATCCAGCGTTCGGCGATTCGTATCCTTCATGCGGCGTCACGCTCTGGGCAACCCTGGCTGACCGGCAAGACCCTCCTGAAGCAGGCGGGATCGAGCGATCTCAGCATGCGCATGGGCAATCTGTTCCGCCGCCATCCTGCGTGGGGCACCATCGTCGTCTCGAACAACCGTGGACAGTATCGCCTAAGAACAGAGTAGTTCTGCGTAAAGCCGTCCATCAGCCATCCGCTGCCCATCCATCAGTCATCCATCACCGATCCATCACCGCTCCCGCAGAGGAATATCGCGCGTTCGTTCATCTTCTCAGCAGGTCTTGAACTTGTAGAGAAGGAGAGGGGACATGCCGGTTCGGCATCTCACCCAGTTCGAATTGGCCGAACGCTGGCGGATCAGTCCACGCACTCTCGAGCGGTGGCGCTGGCTTCGTCTGGGGCCTCAATACATCAAGATCGGCGGGCGCGTCGTCTACCTGCTTGGTGACATTGAAGCCTTCGAGACGGCCAAGCGCACGGAGACTTCGCTGTGAGTGCGCTGACGAAGCGTTGTGCTCCGATCGGCGACGATTTTATCCCCCCGGTTCGTGGCCGTAACAGAGAGAAGCACGCGCATCAGTCGGCGGCGCCGGCACGCGAACTTCTGATCGACGCGATTCGGTTTTGCGCATGGATCGCCCAGGCAAGCCCTGGTGAGACCCTCGAATATCATCGCGGCTTTCTGGCTTTGGACGCCTGTCCCGACGGCCAGACTCCCAAGAGCGATGAGCGCCGCGAGCTCGCCCGTGTCGCCCGGCGCGCCTGGTGGGCCGCACAGCAAGGGTTGGTCCACCTGGTCCAGCGCCGCAACGCACCTGACGACTTCACCTACATCGCGATCGCGCGGCTCCGCACGCCGGAGGCCTCCGTGTCGCTGTCATCGGTTCTGCTGAAGGAGGCTGCCTAGTGAACACCGTGACGACCAATCGTCCCCAGCTGGAGATGATCCGGAACCTACCGGTCGGCGAGATCGCGCAGTTGCCGGCCGAGCATCTGGCCCTGCTGCAGGAGGATGCCGCCGCGGCGCTCGAAGCCAGCAAGAAGACCAAGGACTGGATCGACGGCGCCATCGCCTTGCGCTTCGCCGACCGCGCCCAGGCTCTACGCCGCGAGGGCGGCAAGGACACCGGCACTGTCCGCTTCGATTATGACGGCGTCACCGTCGTGGCTGACCTCCCCAAGCGCGTCGACTGGGACCAGGCGCTGATCGCCGACCTTGTCGAGCGCATCCGCGCCGGCGGTGACGACCCCGGCCAGTACGTCGAGATCGCGATCAAGGTGCCGGAGCGCAAGTACACGGCCTGGCCCGATCACATCCGCCGCCAGTTTGAGCCCGCACGTACGGTCCGCACGGGTAAGCCCAGCATCTCGCTCCTCCTCGGGGAGCGCGGACAATGAGCCTGCGCATCGTCACCGCCGATGAACGGTTGGCCGAAGCCCGCGGCGTGAAGGCCGCTGTCTTTGGCAAGAGCGGTTCGGGCAAGACCAGCCTGCTGTTCACCTTGCCCGAGAAGAAGACGTTGTTCGCCGATCTCGAGGCGGGCGACCTCGCCGTCCAAGACTGGTCCGGACCGACGCTCCGGCTGAGGACCTGGCAGGAATGCCGCGACTTCGCGGTGTTCATCGGCGGGCCCAACCCGGCTCTGCGCGACGACCAACCCTACTCGGCGGCCCACCATGCCGCGGTCGTTGCCGAGTATGGACCGTCCTTGTCGCTCGATGCGTTCGAGACGATCTTCATCGACAGCATCACGGTGGCTGGCCGGCTCTGCTTCCAATGGGGTCGCGGACAGCCTGAGGCCTTTGCGGACCGGACCGGCAAGGCCGACATCCGCGGTGCCTACGGTCTGCACGGCCGCGAGATGATCGCGTGGCTGACGCATCTGCAGCACACGCGGGCGCGGAACGTGATCTTCGTCGGAATCCTCGACGAAAAGCTCGACGATTTTAACCGGCGCGTGTTCAGCCCGCAGATCGAGGGCAGCAAGACGGGTCTCGAACTGCCCGGCATCGTCGACCAGGTCATCACCCTGGCCGAGATCAAGGGCCAGGACGGCAGCCTGTCGCGCGGCTTCGTCTGCCAGACACTCAATCCCTGGGGTTTTCCTGCCAAGGACCGCAGCGGTCGCCTCGACATGCTGGAAGAGCCCCACCTCGGCCGCCTGTTCGAGAAGATCCGCGGCCCCCTGCGAGCGCCTTTCCTACGCCTTGCCGGCCGCTACGGCCGCCGAGGCCCCGTCGTCCACCACCGTCAACACGAGGAGCTGATCCCATGGCACCGTCCTGGAACGACTACAACGACGCCCAGCAGAACGCCGCGCTGATTCCCAAGGGAACGCTGGCCAAGGTCCGCCTGACCATCCGGCCCGGCGGCTTCGACGATCCCAGCCAGGGCTGGGCGGGCGGCTATGCGACCCGTGGGGCGAGCGGCGCCGTCTATATCAACGGCGAGTTCACCGTCCTCGAAGGCCCGTACGCCCGGCGCAAGATCTTCACCCTGATCGGCCTGTACAGCCCGAAGGGGCCGGACTGGGCCAACATGGGCCGCAGCTTCGTGCGCGGCATGCTGAACTCCGCGCGGGGGATTTCCGACAAAGACATGTCGCCCCAGGCGCAGGCGGCGCGCCGCATCGCAGGCTTCGCCGACCTCGACGGGATCGAGTTCGTGGCCCGCATCGATGTCGGCACCGACGCCAATGGCGAGGCCAAGAACGAGGTCCGCTCGGCGGTGACGCCGGACCACAAAGGCTACGCGACCGTCGCCGGCAACCAGCCTGCCGCCATGCCGGCCTACGCCCCGCCGTCCGTCCCTCCTGCCGTGTCGGCACCGCCGGCCACCCCGGGCGGCACGGTGCGCCCGACCTGGGCTCGCTGAGGCACGGGCGCCATGCTGCTTCGTCCCCGCCAGAAGACCTTTGTCGAGCGCAGCCTTCATGCGCTCGACGAGCATGGAAACACGCTCGGTGT